GTCATAGCTGAACAAAACATTCTACTCTTTCCAGAAGCATACTTCTCTTCGTATGAGTACCGGACCTTATAAACTGATTTATCAAGCTGTGATTCTCTTGATGGTTTGGAGGTAATTACATCAGCGATCTTCTGAAGAGTTGTCTTTTTAAGCTCTATTGATTTAGCAGCCCAATCTTCAACAGCTTCATTCTCTTCTGATACTTCTCGGCTATCTACAAAATCCCATTCATCATCTATGTACTCACCCATCAGCGCATATAACATTTCAACGTCATCAAAGTCTTTTTCAGCTGACATTTCAACACCTGTATTATCCTGAGCTTCTTCATCCGTTAAGTCTTCAACATCTAGTGCTGTAAAGTCTAGCGGTTGCGAAGTCACAAAGAACGTTTTTAAACTTACATCATTGAAAGATAGTATCTTATTGACCGCCTCAAGTATCACCCTTTGCATCGGCTTAATGACAGTGTTGTCAAATAACAAAGAAGCCATCTTAATTTCATCAGCATTACTACCTAAACCACCATTCCCCGTTAAACCAAATAAAAGCGGTGAAGTAACTTTGTGTGATACCATCAACTTTCGCGCAGCCTCTTCTGCTATAAATTGGTATTGGTTATGAGCGTCATTAAGTTGCGGTGTTTCGATAGTTGCCGCCTTTGTATTGTCATCGTTAAACGAAACGACTATCCCTTCTCCTTCGCTTCCTGTGTATTTGCTTTTAATCTTACCTTCAATCAATGTCTGCTCTTCCGGATCTGGAACGCCATTGTTAAAGTTGATAATCATATTCGCGCTGAACCTATTATGAATGTTGTTTAAGTGAAACTTTGAAAGCTCAATCTCAACAAACGCATAGTCGATACCGCTTTGATATTCAACCGGGCTGAAATAATAGAATCCACTTTTGTAAGGTTTCACAACGAGAATTTCAAGACCTTCTTTGCTTGTTCCGAAGGCTGGTATTCTAGTCGGTTCAGAGGCGTTACTCACATCTTCCCAATTATCTGAATAATAATAAGCCTCAATCACATCCTCTTCATTGCATTTCTCAGGTGCTAAATGTTGAATCGGCATATGTTCAACCTGGACTATTTTACTATGGTCGCCATTGTAAATGATCTGAAAGGCTGCTTGACCAAGCGTGTAATAATCACTACAAATCATTCGCATAGTGTCTTCACCGAATAAAGAAATCATTGCAGCGTATTGGTCTGGCCTTCGCGAAGCATCTGTTGCGCTAATTCCTTTGCCGTATATCATATTTGATATGCCGTTGATTAACGCGCTATTTGTAGCCGAATATTTAGCCTTTAATAGGGTATTATAGTAGCTGTTGTTATCACCGAACTCAACCCATTTAGACTGCTTGTTTTCGCGCAGCTTTGGCATGGTATATTTGCCCAATTCAACGACTTTTATATTCTTCATATTACGATAAATTCATTATTGTTTCCATCATATTCATCAAACTTATTTTCATTGATTGAATATTTAGGTAATTCCGTTTGATCTGTTACAAATGCACGACCCCTCCACAGTAATTCTAAGCCACTGAAAACGGTGATTGAATAGAATGTGTTAAGTTTTAAAACAGGGCTAAATGTGGCGTTTATACTAAGCACACCATTGGCATATGTTCCAGCATAAGCAAAAGTATTGCTTACTTTGTTTTGCGTTTCATTTGTAAACGTCACGTCTAAAGAACCAGACGTTTCAAATCTTGGTATTATAGTGAACGTTTGTTCCGCTGCTGTATCTGATAAGATTATCATAATTAACTAACTATAAAAAAGCGTTTTGTTTAACGAAAAAGGGGCAGCCAAATGACCACCCCTTTAACATGAAACTAAAAACAATCGTAATTAAGTACCCACAGTTACAGTCACACCAAGTGTTGTTAATTGAGCAGCGATAGTTGTTCCCGCTGCCACACAGAAGTTAGCAGGTGCTTTCTCAGAGCCAGCTAAAGTCAATGTATAACCAACAAAATCACCCAAAGCTGCGCCATTTGCAACAGTGCCACCATTCACATCCATACCATGCTCAAGCCCAGCGTAGAAAAGCTCACCTTGATTAGTCTCTACAATAACGTGAGGACGACCATAACAAAGCAGCTTCAACTCTTTGTGATCTTCCTTCGTTAATTTCTTCAAAGATAGCGTTAACGTCTGCTCAAAGAATGTAGTTCCGTTATCTCTTGAAGCGGTGATAGCCTGCTCAAAGCTCGAAGTTCCCTTCAAATCATATTTATAAGCATCAACACCCGTTCCAATCGAATCAATGACATCTGTATCAGTATCATCAAATGTCACTTCTAATCCAGCGTCAGCGTAGTTAATAAAATACACGGATTTTAGTCCGCCAATCGAATCTTTACAGGGTTCGATTCTCCCTAAACTTACATCACAAGCCATATTTTTTTTTATTAAAAAAGGCGAGCAAGCATCCGCAAACCCGCCTTCTTGATTAATTATAAATGTTACTACTAGTTAGCAGCGTTAGTGATTCCGTAAGTAACGATGTCAGCAACAACAGCGTATTGAACGCCTGCTGTGTATCGCATTATTACTCTAACGTTCTGAGAACCATCAAGATCTGACATATCCAACACCTTAACTTCGTTGTGATCTGACATCAAACCAGTTCCAAAGAAAAGGTTAGATTTTTCAGCAGCGATCATTGTGTTAGCACTCATTCCGTTTGCAACGAAAATCTTTACACCATCAAACGTTAATGAACCATTGTTGCTCCATTGTGTTCCCATTGAATTAGTACCATTAGCACCAAGACCAGAAGCACCGAATCCACCTAATGCACGAACATAAGCTCTAGCAACGTTTTGTGATACATATATATTCAACTCTTCAGAAGTGTATAATGTATTTGGAATAGCATCTACCACTTTTCCAAGCTCAGTGATTACGTTTGCAGCAGTTACAGTAGTTCCGGCTACTTCGTTAGCAGCAGGAAGCGCGGCATCAACAGTTAAAAGAGTTTCAAACCCGTCAAACTGTCCTGATGTTGCAGTAGAACCTGACCAGATATTTGTCTCATTCTTTTGAGCTGCTTTAGCGGCAACGTGACCAATTAAAAAGTCAGCGAAAGAACTTGGCAAAGTGTCAAATGCACTGTATCCCATCTCGATAGCATCCCAATCGCTTTGAAAATCAGATTTACAAAGTTGAAGGTTGATTTGTTGAGACTCAGGTTGAAGTATTTTCTCTGTCAAAGTAACAGTAGAAGTTGCAGTGAAATCGCAAGAAGCGTCTTTCACCAATCCATCAGTTGAAACAACCTTTAAAACCTCTTTGTATTTGATATTAGGTTTTACGGTAATTCCACCATTTTCGATGGTAGATGCAGATAACAAAGCCGCTGATAGATAACCAGACGCTTTTTCACCAGCATAAGTAGTAGTTATTGAAGTAGTTGTAGCCATTCTTTTTTAGATTTTTATAAGCTCACGCTTGATTATTTACTTTTATTAATTGCGGCAATTTTTGCCATTACTCTATCTTGTGTTGAAGCTGGTCTGCTTGCTGAGATTTGTCTAAGCGGTTGCTTCTTGCTTTCCTTCTCAGGATTAGACTTGATTGGTGTAGCTGCTGGCATTGTGTCAACGCTTGCCTCAATCTTTACTTCTTCAACAATTTCTTCTTTGACTTCTTCCTTCAGCTCCTGCTTCTCGATTCCCATTTCGCTGAGAATAGATAACACAATTTCACGAACAACATCAGCGGACATTTCAACTCTTGCTTCTGTCTCTGCTTCAACTGCCACCTCTTCTTCTGCAACAGGAGCTTCTTCAGATGCCTCTGCGTCCTTAATTTCTGCAATGATTCCTTCTTCGCTAACGACTAAGATCTTGCCTTCTGGTAGCTCATATTCGCCAACAGGTACAGCAATTCGATCTTCTTCATTTACAACGAAAACTTCATTACCAGCCTCAAAAGCCTCTGCTTCTAAGACTGTACCGTTTTCCAAAGTCATTGTCTCTAAGTTCACTTCCATGCCCAAGAGAGTTTTAACTTGATTAATAATAGATTTTTCCTTCATAGTCAACTAACTAAGAAAAAGTTAGCTGTTGCATTTTCAACTGTTTAACAGTCTATTGCTTACGATCCACACGCTTCACATTCGGTGTCGTCTATATCACATACGCGAGGCGTTAGTACTTTGACCTTGTCTTGTAATTCAGCAGCCTTTATAAGTGCCTCAATTACGTTTGATTCTTCTGTGATATTTGCCACTTATATCTCTGGTTCAGCGATTGGTGTAACTGTTTCGACTTCTGTATAGGACCACCCAAGAGAATCAACCACTTCTTTGTGTACATCTAAAGCAAACCACCCCTCCTGACATTGCGTTAACTTTAAGAAACTCCCATCAGTTATTGCTGGTGTTTCATTCTCTGTTAAGTCTGTTGTAAATAGTAGTATCATCTTCCTCCTGTTATTATGTTTGCGTTGTATGCTGTAACCGCTTCCCCTAAATCAGCAATTTCATTATCTGTTAATGCTTGAGTTATTAAAAATATGTTTTGTTCTTTTGTTGTGTGACTTATAGGTGAAGCACCAAAAGCTCTAGCAAGCGTGTACATATTAATTGACTGAGCCGTTCCAACAGGTGTTGCTGTTGAATTATACACAACACCATCTCTACTTCGCTTGACTAGTGTTCCGTCATGCTGCACGCCAATTAATCCAGTTCTAGTTACTTGTAAAGTTGCGTTATTTGCTTGTCCAACGAAAGAACTGTCAGCCCCAGAAAAATAAGGTGCAATTTGCCCTCCATCAAAAGGGGTTCCGCTTTTAATAGCACCAGCATCTGCTTGGCCATTTGTATTTTGACTTCTTAATCCTACATATAATCCGAATTGATTAGAGCCTATGTCGTCAAGAATGTTGAGGTTAGTATTTCCATACGCATTAGAACCATTTCCAGTAACACCAGTAACACCAACAGTAGGTGAATTAAGCCATGTCATCCTAAATGCTGCATCTGTATCTAATGGATTTTTTAAGTTGTATTTATAAGCATCCAGTGTAGCTGTTGTTTCGTTAATAGGTGTGTATGGATAACAGGCGATTATCTTACTCCAAACATCTGTTCCATTTGTTGTGCCAACGCCTTTCAAAGCATCAACAAAAGTGGTAAGAACTGAAATTTGATTTAATCCAGTAATTCCACTAGCTAATACATATGCCTCTGCGTCTGGATCAATAGACTCACCATAGATAATCGTATCACCAGGTGAGCTAGTTAAATAGTAAACACCCCAGCCGATGGCGTTATTTATCGCGCCTTGACCCCATTCGATAGCGTTATTTAATACACCTTGACCCCATCCGTTTGTTATCGCCATCTTATTCTCTTATTATTATACTATTTCCTTGACCCGTTAATGAGCCAACACCTTGAGCTTGTAAAGTTCCATCGCAGCAGTCTTTGTGATACGTTCCATCGGGACACACACAACCTCTAGTGCCTCCTTTCTTTGAAGCAGTGCTTTGTGCTGGTTCGTTTTT